CAATGTCCGGCGATGTGGTGTTGCGGGTCAACAGCCCCGGCGGTTCAGTGTTTGGGGCGCAGGCCATGGTTGCCGCTATTCGCCAGCACAAGGGCAAGGTGACGGCGCAGATTGACAGCTTGGCGGCATCGGCTGCCTCGGTCATCGCGGTAAATTGCGCCGAATGCGTGATGGTGCCGGGTTCTATGATGATGATTCACCGGGCTTGGGGCATGACGGTTGGCAATGAGGCCGACATGCGCCAGATGGCTGACCTATTGGCAAAGCTTGATGGTACGCTTGCGGATGCATACGCGCGCCGTACCGGCATGACGGCGGCGGCGGCGCTGGATTTGATGGCGGCTGAAACATGGATGACGGCACAAGAGGCAGTAGACGCTGGGTTTGCCGGGTCAATCATGGATACGGATACGCAGGCCCCGGCGGCGCGCTGGGATTTGACGGCATTCGCCAAGGCCCCCGGCATGATGGCAGCCGCGACGGCGTACAATGATGCAGATGTGGCCTTTGCCAATGGCATGATTGCGATGCACGGGCAGGCCATTGCGGCGGCTAGGGCGGTGCTGAATGCCGGGTCCGACATGGACATCGCGGGCATTGCTGGCGAGGTCATCGGTGACGCAACCGAGTGCATCGGTGAATTGAATGAATGGCTGGGGGAAAAGGGAATTGGCGATGCCATGCCCGCCCCGGAAGACAAGATTGACACGGGGCAGGCTATGCGTGTGCGCATGGCTAATGCTGCCTTGATGTCTGCCCCCATCTGAGCGCGCCCCGCGCCAGATCAACCCCACCAAAGAGGTGATACCATGAGCCTGCAAATTATGCGGGAAGAGCGGGCGCGCATCGCTGCCCAAATGAACGAACTGGCCGGGAAATCCGACTGGGATGCCGCAACAGACGCGGCGGCTTGGGATAAGGCCGTTGCCGATCTGAACGCCAAGGATGGGCAGATTGCCCGTATTTTGGCAGCTGACAAGGCTATGGCCGAGGCTGTTGGCGTGATGAACCTGGCCGACCGGGCGGAACAACTGGGCCGTGATAAAGGCAAGCCCGCCCTGACCCAATACGCGCGCTGGTTGGCGGGCGGGGACGCGGCGCTGTCGGCTGCTGAGTGGACCTCGATCCGCAACACCATGTCCACCTCCACCAACTCGGAAGGCGGTTTCACCGTCCAGACGACCGTGGCGGCGCAGGTCATCGACTACATGAAGGCCTACGGCGGGATGCGCGACGTTGCGACCGTTGTCGCCATGTCGCAGGGCAACACCCTGCAATTCCCGCTGTCTGACGGCACGTCGGAAACCGGCGAATGGATCGGCCAAAACACCACGGCAACCGCCGCTGATCTGGTGTTCGGTTCGGTTTCGGTGCCGGTCTTCAAGGCATCGTCCAAGATTGTGGCGGTTCCCTACGAGTTGTTGCAGGATAGCCAGATCGACGTTGAGGCCTTTGTGAACAAGCGCCTTGGCACCCGTCTGGGCCGGATCACCAACACCGGTTACACGACCGGCAACGGTACGACTGCCCCCAATGGCATCATCACCGCAGCCTCGACTGGTTCCACCTTCGCCACCGGAAACACCCTGTCCTACACCTATGCTGGTCTGTTGGCGCTGATTCACTCGATTGACCCGGCATATCGGGTTCCTGGTGCGGCGTTCATGATGAACGACAAGGGCGTTCAGGCGGTCCGCAGCGTGCTGGATGGGCAATCGCGCCCGATCTTCACGCCGGGCTATGAGTCCACCCAAGGCGGGCAACCGTTCTCGGCCCCTGATCGTCTGATGGGCTATCGTCTGGTGACCAACCAGGACATCGCGGTGCCCGCTGCCAACGCGAAGTCCATCGCGTTTGGCGATTTCAGCCAATACCTGATCCGCGACGTGATGGATGTGACCATGTTCCGGTTTACGGACTCGGCCTATACCAAGCTGGGTCAGGTCGGGTTCTTGGGCTGGATGCGCACCGGCGGCAACCTGCTGGACGTGAACGCCGTCAAGTTGGGCGTCAACTCGGCCACCTAACAAAACAAGGGGGTGCCCTATGGCATACCGGCCCACAAGCCGCATATGGGCACCCTCTGCCCTGACGGTTTCCGCTGTTACAACGGCGGATTTGAAAGACCACCTGCGCGTTACGCATAGCCTGGAGGATACCTTGATCGGTGCCTATGGGTTGGCGGCGACAAGCGCGGTGGAAAAGGAATCCCAACGGCTGTTGCAGGTGCGGGCGGTGACGCTGCGGCTGCAGGCAATGCCGGATGTGGATGAACCCATTGAATTGCCCGGCGGGCCTGTGGTCAGTATCACCAGCGTATCGGTGGATGGCAACGCGGTGACGGGCTGTGTGGCCTTTGGCGATGCCCCGGCGGTCATGTTCCCCGCGTCGTCTTGGCCGGTTGCTACGGGCATCGGCTATCCTGTGACGATCACCTATCAGGCGGGGCACGCGACAGTGCCGCAGACGCTTTCCCATGCGGTCAAAATGACGGTTGCGCATTGGTACGAAAACCGCGCGGCGGTGGATGAAATGACCCTGACCGAGGTTCCCATGGCGGTCAAATATCTGATTGGCCTTAACCGTATCAGGCCGATCTGATGCGGGCCGGTCGCAAATCCCAACCCATCACCATCGAGCGCATGACCACGGAACGCAGCCCCAGCGGCGGCTTCACGGAGGTATGGGCGCAATGGGGCAACGGGGTCTGGGCAGAGGTCAAGGCCAAGGGCGGGCGCGAGGGCATGGACGAGGGACGGCCCAATGCGGTGTTTACTGTGGTGTTCACGATCTACAACCTGCCAGGCCTACTGGAATCCGACAGGATCATGTGGGGCGGCGTGCCTTACAACATCGGGGGCATTTTGCGCGAGGGCGAAAGCCCGCTGGATTTGAAGGTTGAGGCGGAAAGAGGGGTGCCGTCTTGAAGGTGACGATCACCGGGATTGAGGATGTAAACCATATCCTTGCCACCATTGCGCCGCGTGAGGCCAAGAACATCCTGCGGTCCACCACGGCGGAAATGGCAAAGCAGCTTTCCAAGGATGCTAAGCCGCATATGCCCAACGACCCCAAGACACCCACATGGGTTGGGAACAGCTTCACCTACAAGCGGGAACGTGGCGATAAGAACACGGTTGCGGCATCTGCAATTGTAGACCTTAGCAAAGACCCCAAGGCTTTTATCTGGCGGTTTCACGAATACGGGCAGGGGCCTGACCATGTGGAAAGCGCCATGTATCTCAAGGCTTTCCAAGCCATGAAACCCAACATCAATGCCGTCTATATCAAGGCATTCACGGCCAAGCTGATGGCGCGGCTGAAGAGAGCGGGCAAGTGATATGGGTGCATCGGCAATCAAGACGGCCCTATATGAGGCCATCGCCGGGCTGGGCTTCACAACCTACACCGTCACGCCACAGGCATCAGACGGCGGCGATGCATCGCAATTCCCCCATATTCAGATCGGCACAGTGGTGGCGTCTGAGTGGGATACCAACACCGAAAACGGCTTTGACTTCACGGCCCGCATTCACACGCGGTGGCGGGGGCGCGACGAAGAACCAGGCCTGCTGATGCAGGATGAAATCTATACCCGGCTGCACCATGGCGCGCTGGATATCCAAGGCTACCAGTTGATCCTTTTGGAGCGACAGGTGACGAGCGTGGACCCCATGCAGGGGTCTTTTGATGGCGTCTGTGAATATCACGGCATAATCCAAGAGGAGTAAAAGCATGGCTGGAAACGCTGTTGCAGGCCGCAGCCTGCTGGTTAAAAAAGGGGGCACCGTGATTGCGGGTGTTCGCGTCACGGGGCTGAAATTTTCGGCAACGCCTATCGACATCACCGACGCGGACAGCGTGGGCCTGCCCACCTATCTCGCGGGCGCGGTGTCTGAACAATCGCTGACTCTGGAAGTTTCGGGCGTGCACAAGGATGACACGATTTGGTCAATTGTCAGCGTCCCCGGCACCGACCGGCTGTTGACTGATATCACATTCACGCACC